AATGGAGAATATGATTTTTATTTCCGTGGCGATAACCTTGGGGTTGATGCTGTTGGAGATCTTGTTGATACTGCAGAACTTGCTGGCTTAGTTACAAGAACTGGAGCATGGTATCACCTAGAAGATGGTACAAAGGTTCAGGGTAGAGATGGTCTTGTTAATCGTGTTAAAGAGGATCTAGTTTTGCAGAATGGATTAAAAAATAAGTTGAGCGATGTCTAAAAATTTTACAGTTTATGAGGGGGCATTTACATGCAAAACTTGTCAAAAACAAGTAAAAACAATAAGAATATATTCAGATACTGGTATGGGTTCTTGGATGTGTTCCGACAAACATTTATCAGAAGTTCAGGTTTATCAAGTAGGATACAAGAAAAAGAAAAATTATGAGCGAAAAAACGGAAAGTAACAGAATTGGTGCCAAGCAGCACAAAAACTCTGGTCGTAACACAAAGAAGGGTGATGCGACTTGGAGAGACTTTGTTATTGATTTTAAGGAATCAGAAAAATCTTTTACCATCAATCAAGAAGTATGGGCAAAAGCAGTTACGGATTCTATAAAGGCTGGCAAGGACAAGTCGCCAGCCATTGTTATTATTTTAGGCAAGGGAAATAAAAAGATTCGTTTAGCATTAATAGAGTTTGAATTACTAGATCAACTAACATGGGGAGCAGCACACAATGGAGACTAAAAATACAATAGAGCAGATAAATGGTTTGACAGAGATTGCAGAGTATATGCAAGATGAAGAGCTTACTACTGCCCTTACCTTTATTGCTAAGCTAATTATAAAGCCAGATATACCCTTAAATGTTGCAACTGTAGAAATCGTAAGGCTACAGGCAATTGCAGCAAAAATGTCATTTAGAGCTACGTGGATGGCCAATGTTGAAAAGGGCGATAGGGGCAAAAAGAACATTTATTATACCGCTGCGGAGGCCATAAACAACTTGGTATCTGCGCTGAAGTATACAATGCGGTAACTGATATAATTAATTAAAAGGATAAAAATGACTAAAAACTTATTGAAGCAAGTAATGATAAAAAATGAGAAGACTAAGAGTGTTAAGCTTGTAGATTTTGATGTGACTGGTTTGGTAGACACAATCAATTCTGGCTACACAAAAAATCTATTTCCAAAACAACAGACAAAGTATTCTTTTGCTCCATCTACTCTTTCTTATCAGCATGGAGAGTGTCCAAGATATTGGTATCTGGCCTTTTCTGGTGCAACATTTGAAGACAACTCTAGTGCGTTTGGGGTAGCAAACAGAACAAACGGAACCAAGAGTCATGAAAGAATTGAGCAGGCTCTGATTGACTCTGGAATTGCTAAAATCTTCCAAAAAGAAGACAAGATTACAAAACAGATGAAAGACACAACAGAGTTTGAGATTAAAAACGAAAATCCGCCTATTTATGGTTATGGAGATGGCATAATAAACTGGAACGAAAAAGAAGTTGTTATTGAAATTAAGACCGTTCCTAATGAAGGATTTGAATACAGAAAGAAAACTGGCAAGGCAAAAGAAGATCATATCATTCAGATACTCGTGTATATGAAAATTCTTGGTCATAAGCATGGAATTATTATTTATGAAAACAAGAATACTCATGAACTACTTCCAATCGTGATTGAGGTAAATGATCATTATCGTGAATGGGTAAATAAAGCATTTTCGTGGATGACAAACGTGCGGGCAGCGTGGTTAAAAAACACCTTGCCAATAAAAAATTACAGATCAAATTCAAAAATCTGTAAGGGATGTCCAGTTAAAAAGGACTGTGATCTGGCTGGCGAGGGTGTTGTTAAAATCGCCTTGCTGGAGGGGTTAAGTGAAAAGATGTGAGCATTGCTCTAAGACATTTAAACCAAATGTAAGTTATCAAATATACTGCAGCGAAGTTTGTAGAGAAGAGGCTACAAAACAAAAAATTGCAGAAAGATATCAGGTTTTAAGAACACAAAAAAGAATAGGCAAAAAAAGAATTTGTTTGGGTGGTTGTGGACAACAGCTCTCAATCTATAACGACTCTGGTTTCTGTGCTAATTGCAACATTCACCAAAAAGCTTTAGAAAAGATGTTAAAACAGCTGAAAGGATTTATAGATTATGAACAAGACAACTGATCAGCCAGAAATAATTTGTGCCATAGATGCGAGCACTAATAGTCTTGCTTTTGCTTTTTATAAGTCTAAAAAAATATCTGATTATGGCAAAATCAATTTTGATGGCGAGAACATATATGAAAAGGTAATTGACGCCACTCAAAAGGTTAGGTCTTTTTTTAAGGTTTACAACAAAACAAAGGCGGTTGTTATTGAGCATACCGTTTTTATGAATAGTCCTAAGACTGCTGCAGATCTTGCAATGGTTCAAGGTGCAATTATTGGTGGCGCTGGTCTTGCTAACATAAATACTATCGGCAGGGTATCTCCAATAACTTGGCAATCTTTTTTAGGCAATAAAAAATTAACTAAAGAAGAGCAGTTAAAAATACGATCTGTCAATCCTAATAAATCAATATCCTGGTATAAAGCATACGAAAGAGATTTTAGAAAGCGTCGTACAATAAAACTCCTTGAAGTGATATACGATAAGCAGATAGAAGACTACGACGTAGCCGATGCCGCAGGAATTGGTCATTGGGCCATTAATAATTGGCATAAAGCCGTGAAATTTGACAAGGAGTAGTCATGAGTGTTAAAATGTATCAGAATGAAATGTGGCTTAAAAAGCGTTATCATATGGACAAAAAGAGTCCAGAGGATATTGCTAAGGAGTGTGGGGTAAGCGTAGAGACGATTTATGTATACCTTGCAAAATTTGGATTAAGGAAGTCAAAACGGTGAGCGATAAAGAAAAGTTTATTATTAGGGTTGATCAGGTTAATCATCCTTATCATTACACCAATGATCCAAGCGGTGTAGAGGCAATTCAAATTACTAGACACAGAAACTTTAATGTTGGAAATGCAATAAAGTATCTCTGGAGGGCTGGTATAAAAGATGAATCTAAGCATATAGAAGATTTAAAAAAAGCAATTTTCTATATTCAAGATGAAATCAATAGACTAGAAGGCAAATATGACAAGCACAGAAATAGAACTCGTAAAACACCTTGATGAAATAAACAAGGTTGTTGAAGAGTATTTGAAGGGCAACGATCCGACAAGGATATCAAAGACTCTTGATTTGCCACGTCAAAGAGTTGTTGCACACCTTAACGAGTGGCGTGTTATGGCATCTGCTAATGATGCTATTCGTGCTCGTGCTAAAGAGGCACTTGTTGGGGCAGATGCACACTACACAAAACTAATAAATCAGGCCTATGAGGTTATTGAGGATGCCACCACCACAGCAAATTTAAATGCAAAAACGACAGCAATCAAGCTTGTTATGGATATTGAAGCAAGGCGCATTGACATGCTGCAAAAGGCTGGTTTGTTAGAAAACAAAGAGTTAGCAGAAGAAGTAGTTCAAATAGAAAAAAGACAAGAAGTTCTTGTTGGTATTCTTCGTGACATAGCATCAGAACACCCAGAGGTAAGAGATTTAATCATGTCAAGGCTATCAACAATAGCAAAAGAGGGTGAGGTTATTACAATTGTCCACGACGTTCAATGATTTTATTGATGCCCTAAAAGATGAGCAGTTTGAGATAATTCCTGTAGATGTAAAAACATTTGTAGAGTCTCCAGACTATCTTGGACAGCCACCTCTTTCATCAATTCAATACGACATTGTTGAGGCAATGAGTCAAGTTTATAAAAAACCAGATCTTTTGAACCTGTTAGGAACAGATGTAGGTTCAAAACACTACGAAAAATACACAAAGAATGAAATTATTTTACAACTTGGAAAGGGTAGCGGGAAAGACCACACATCTACGGTTGCCTGTGCCTATGTTGTTTACAAACTGCTATGCCTCAAAGATCCTGCCAGATATTTTGGAAAACCCACGGGAGATGCAATAGACATTATAAATATTGCTATTAACGCAGAACAGGCTAAGAATGTTTTCTTCAAGGGATTTAAAAACAAAATTGAGAAGTCTCCCTGGTTTGCCGGAAGGTATAGTGACAAAGTAAATAGTATTAGTTTTGATAAGTCAATAACAGTTTATTCTGGTCATTCAGAGCGTGAATCTCATGAGGGATTGAACCTTTTCATGGCAGTTCTTGATGAAATTTCTGGATTCTCTGCAGAGGTTGGAACTGGTAACGATCAAGGCAAAACTGCTGATAACCTGTATAAAGCCTTTCGTGGCTCTGTAGATTCTCGTTTTCCTGATTTAGGTAAGGTTGTTCTTCTATCATTCCCCCGTTATTCGGGTGATTTTATTTCTAAAAGATATGATGAAGTTGTTATGGAAAAAGAAGTTGTAGAAAAAAAACACAGTTTTGTCATAAACGAAGAGCTTCCAGAGGGTCCAGATAATCAGTTTGAAATAGCGTGGGAAGAAGATCACATTATTTCTTACAAATATCCAAGAATGTTTGCTTTAAAAAGACCTACATGGGAAGTAAATCCAACACGCAAAATAGAAGATTTTAAAGTAGCCTTTATAACAGATTTGGGCGATGCTATGATGAGATTTGCATGTGTTCCAACATTTTCATCAGATTCTTTTTTTAAACAAAAAGATAAGCTAGAAAAATGCATGACATTAAGAAATCCCATAGATAGTTTTAAGAGATTGGATTTGACTTTTAAGGCAGATCCTGATAAAGTTTATTATGTACATGCCGACTTAGCGCAGAAACATGACAAGTGTGCTGTTGCTATAGCGCATGTAGATAAATGGGTAAATGTACAGGTCATAAAGGACTACAAGCAGGTTGCTCCTATTGTTGTCGTTGATGCTGTGGCTTGGTGGGAGCCTAAAG